CGCAGCCCTTTTTTCGCCTCGGAACCACAAGAGGTTCTCTTTTAGCCTTGGGTCGTCAGGGCAGAATTGAAGCGCAAGCTCGCCCTGAGTAACGGCAATGTCCATCAGGCCCAGATTCCACGCCGCAATCGCCGCCAAATCGTGAGGCTGAGCACCCCAAGCCGCTGGGTCGCCAGTATATACAAGTTCTCGCGTTTTTATAGCCAATGCGCGCGTCGCAGAACTCAAGCACTCATCCCAGCGCCCCTGATTATAATAGAGCTGCGCCAGACCAACCCAAGGCTCTCTCTGAGACGGCGTTTCAGACGCCGCCTTCAGCCAAAATGCCTCTGCCCGATCCCGCTGGCCGAGGATCTCGTGCCCTTGGGCAATCGTCCGCATTGCGAAGGATCTCTCGCTGTTCCAGACAGCCGTTGGCATGGCCAGATAGCGCTCGAATTCCGCAATGCATTCAGCCCAAAGCCCTCGATAGCTGAGCTCCCGGGCATAGTAGTAGGCCATTCTCGGGCACGCCCGGTCGTCCTTTGCCGCAGTAGCAAGAAGATCGAGATAGCCAGAGCGGCTTTTTGTCTGATCCGGCTTGTGAGAGATCAGGATCCTGTCGTTGAAAACCAGCCTCTCGGAAACACCCGGAGCCGGACAGACAATCTCGTGGCACATATGGCGCCAGTAATACCCCCTCCGGGCATGGATGCGTGTGTTGTAGTAGTAGAGCCCCGGCGCGAATGAAAAGGCGTGCTGAATTCTGGTCGTATCATGAGCCCACGACCGTTCAATCTCTTCTCTCCAGCCATCAGAGAGGACCTCGTCGAGGTCGAGACTGATGCACACGTCAATGTCGTCCGGGATCATCGCAAGAGCCACGTTTCGAGCATAGTCGAAACGCCACGGATCAATCGTGATGCGTCGCACATCGACGCCATGCTTCGCGCACTCGCTGATAGTCCCGTCAGTGCTGCCGGTGTCTGCAAGAAATATCAGGTCCGCGCCTCTGGCTGATTCAGCCCATCGCCCAACGAACTTCTCTTCGTTTTTTGCGATTGAATAGACGCAAATCTTTAGCTTGCTGCGATACATTCCGATGCGGCCATAGCTATTGTTCGTGGAGCCCCAGAACTGTTTCGCATAGACCTTGCCGCCGCCGGTGTATTCCGGCGCGGCAAAATGGTTCGGAATGAAGGTATAAGACGGAAAGATGCTTATGCTTTCAGGCCTATCTTTGTTAATTGCACGCGTCAGAACCGTCGGGCCCGTGGACAGCCACGGAAGGCGCTCATGCGCGCTTTCGTCAGCCTTTATGCTTTCAATAATCTTCTGAAAGAACGGAAGGCCAGCCTTCGCGCCCATGTTGCCGACAGCTACCGTCGCGCCTCGCGCATGCTCGTTTTCATATGCGCAGACAACGTCGGAGTGAAACAGGAAGTCGTCGAGAGGGGCGACGCACTCGCTGTCGGCGTCAACACAAAATCCACCCTCATTCAGGAGGATCTCGTAGCGCATCAGGTCGGCGACGCCGCAATACTGCCCGTCAGAGTAATATTTGTCGATCAGCGCCCTGTTCTGCCAGTCCGTTTCTGCGAGCTCTTTGTTTCCCCAAACCTTTAGAGACCACGAAGGGTTTTTGTGACGCCAACTGTCTATGAACCTGTCCGGGCGAAGGCTTTCGTCACCTACCCAAATGACGTGAAGCGTCTTTGGAATAGCGACAGGCTTATTGGAAAAGACATAGACGCCAATGATCCAGTCAATGTGAGAGGCGACAGGCTCACCAAAAACCTTGCGAACCTTCTCGTCGCTCCAGTCTTCAATGTGGCGCTCGTATTCATTGCCATTCACAGCGTCTTGCGGGCAATGACCCAAGGGTATGCTGACGAAGACATAATCTGCGACAGCCTTGAGGCGATCAACAAGATCAGCGGCCTCCTCAGACGTCATATGCTCAAGGACGTCCCCGGCGACGGCCACATCAAACCGCCCAAGCCGCTCGTAGTCTACGGTTCTGGCGTCATCAACAATGAGGTTGTCGTAAAGGCTCGGGAGGTCGAACTCGGAAACGTAGGGCTCCCACGCCTCGACGCCTACCCATGAAGCCTCCGGAAAGAGCTTTGCGTATGTCCCGCATCCAGCGCCGATATCAAGCATCCTTTCATGCTTGATACCGGCCATCATTTGACGCGTGAATTCCTTGCCGTTGTCTGCACTCACTGGCATCGTCGCATTCCCCTTTTAATGCGGCTGTTGCTATTTATCAGGCTGACCAGACGCCATCCTGATACGTCCATCCTGACTGAACATTTTCTGGAACATCAAACACAATTCGCGTCCCGGGCTTCTGTGCGATTGCCCTAAGCTCGTATGGGATCACCACAACCTCAGCAACGACACCTTCGCTCGTTACATGAGCGTATCGAATGATATCTGCCGGCATTTTACCCTCCATTTTTGGGTTAGACACTCAGAAAAAAGAAAGGAAGTTTCCGCTCGATGGAACAAACGGAGCAGTGAAGAAGATTCCGGTGTTATTGCCAGCGTCCGTGGAATTGAGGCCAGCGAACCATTTATAATTCGCAGGTCGCCCGTTGATGCGTGCGACAGACGCGTAATCAAAGCTAACGTAAGTGCTGCCTGTATAATTAAGCGTCGCCGCTACGCTTAGTGGATTTGTGTTTATCGTAACAAGATTACCGGATGATCCAGAGATATTCCAATTATTGAAATTATTTGTTGTTCCTCCGGAAAATCTAAGCTGCCACGCCGCAGTATTGTTCGAGGTGATATCGCTAAATGTATTGCTGCCAGTAATTAATTTAGTTTGGGTCGTAGCGGCCCCGCCGTTGAGTGCAAGCGTTCCATAGGTTTTGCCACCGCCGGAAAATGTCTGAGAGGTGCCGTTAGTCGTGTTGGCGAGTGCAATTGTTGAAGACGCGGCGCTAAGATTTGCGCTCGTCATAGTGAAGACTGTTCCGGTCCCTGTCAGGGAGACCGTCGATGTTCCCAGGTTGACATCAAGGGTCCCAGAAGTAAACGAAAGTGTTGTGGCTGATATATTATAGTTTCCCGTGTCCAATCCAATGTTAGTGAATGAAATTGTGAATGAAGATAGCAGGTCGCCCAACAATGTAACTTTTTGCCCGGACGTGCCCATGCCAGAAAAAACATAAGCGCCAAATGTGGATGGAGTTTTAACGCTTATCGACTTTCCTTGGTAGGGGGTAAAAGTGCCTGTGATTGCTGAGAGCGCTGTGACACCCGATCCATATAAAATATCGCCCCAAAACTGAGCATTTTGGTTGACGTAAATTGTAAAGGCGGAAGTTCTCGCCGAGGCGTCGATACCAGGGACATTCGCATTCTGGGCGATGTTTATTTGAGTTCCGCTGCTTGCGTTATCAATAACCGCTGTGTCCTGAATGAGTGGATAGTTTGCGATATTAGGCGTCCCGCCGCTCGTTGTCGCCCAGCCTGTAGCAGTAATCGATTGAGACCCGGCCAGGTTCCAATAGACGGTTTTTGGCGCAGTAAATGTTATATTGGTATTCCCGCCCCCTCGGTCGCTAAAATTGGTGCCAGTAAAAGGAGAGGCCGCGCCAGCGGCATTAATGTAATAAAAGTCAACATTTGCCAGTGCCGTAGCGGCAGCGGTTATTGTTCTGGCTGTTGTTGTGTTGCTTCTAAGGAAAGTCCTGCCAACAGGATTTGTATCGTTATATGTGGATATTGTCCCGGTAATTGTAACATTAGCCGTAAACGCCAGATTGGGAGACGCAGCTCCATTAAACCGAATACTTGTTGCTGTTAGCGCAGAAGAAATGGTTCCAGCGTTACTGGTGTTGAAATTTATATCATATAGTGTTTGGCCGTTTGCATTGACGCCGCCGCTACCCAACGTCGTAAGTGTGGAAGTCCCGGCGTTTACTGTAGCTGTTCCCGGCGCAACAAACGAGAACCCACCATAAAAAGCGGCGGCTGTTATTGTTGATGCGCCGAGGTTTGCTGTCCCTCCAGTCATACTAAAACCGGCGAAACTTGATATATTGTATCCATTTGTGGAAAATGTTCCGGCAGTTTGCTGAACATAGCAATTTGCCGCCGCTATCGTAAGCGCGCTACCAAGAGAGAACGAACCAGAGCCTGATATTATAAAACCTAAGCACGCAATACTGACACCATTTGTCGTTATGGTGTTTCCAGCGGCTGTCGAGGCAAATGACATATTTTGCGATGTTGTGGAAGTGGTGACACCTGTGGCTGCAAACGTCAAGCTCCCGTAAATCGTCCACGCAGCGTTGATGGCTATTGTAACCGTTCCTGATGCAGGCCCGTTTACTGTGACGCTTTGACAAACAGCGCCGGTTCCGAGCGTAACCGTGTATGAAGTAGCATTGGACGCTGAATCAAAGATTACATCGTCTGCGGACGTGGGCACGCCAGCGCCGCCAGCGCCCCCAGAAGTGGCCGCCCAATTTGTTGTGGACGAGCTATTCCATGTCCCAGCGCCGCCAACCCAATAATAGGTAGCCATCAGACATCCCCATCAATGGGCTGTTCTTGCGCCGCCGCTTCAAGCATGGCGATCCAAGACGCAACGCGCGCAGACTTGATCTCCTCGATCTCAGCAGCGGTCAGACCATGGTCATCAGGCAAAATAATCGCATCGCGATATGTGCCGTTTTCTGTCTCGACTTCAAAATCAATCGTCACCACGTTACGCCTCCTGCGCGAGAGCAATCGCATCCCATTTAGTATCGTTGGTGTTGTAGATGCAACCAACATAGATCGTTTTGCTGGCTACCGTAGACGTCGGCAGAACAATGCCGATGGCTCGATATATGGCGTCCCACGTAATCGTTCTCGACGTGCCGTTATCTTTGATCCGGAAAATCAGCTTGTTCCCCTGCACAGGCGTGCCCGTTGGGGCATTGATCGCCAATGTAGCTGCTTGCGCAGTGAAGGAATACTGATCGAAGGCGCTTATATCCGGTGTCACCGACGCCGAGGAGGTCGTTGTCGAAGTGCGCGGATCAATGCGCTTGTTCGTCAGCGTTTGCGTATCGGTTGTGCCGACAACATCGCCTGTCGGTGTATTTTTCGATGTTCCCCAAGCTGTGCCTGTAGAAACAGCAATGCCAGCGTCGGGATAGACGGTGGGGCCAGTCGCGCCAGTGACGCCTGTAGGTCCCGTAGGTCCTGTCGCTCCTGTCGCGCCGTCCGTGCCGGCCGTTCCCGTCGCGCCGGTTGCCCCGGTTACGCCCGTTGGGCCTGTCGCGCCTGTGGCTCCATTGGTTCCTGCCGCTCCTGTAGCGCCAGTTGGGCCAGTAGCGCCGGTGGCGCCATCCGTCCCCGCAGTCCCCGTCGGGCCTGTTGCTCCTGTGACACCCGTGGCGCCCGTTTGACCCGTCGGGCCTGTCGCACCAGTCAGGCCATCAATACCAGCAGTTCCTGTCGCTCCTGTCGGACCTGTAGCCCCTGTAGCTCCGTTCGCACCAGCCGTGCCTGTGGGGCCAGTCGCTCCAGTAGGCCCAAGCTGCGTGTATGTGACCTGTTGCGCCGAGACGAGAACGCCCGGAGTGCGAGGATACGCGGGAGATGCGCTTGCCGGCAGCGTCTCAATCGTCAGCGCAGCGCTCGTCGTCAGCCACATGAGACGCAGCTTATCGCCGGCGTTCAGATCAAGCGTGATTGGGACCGTCAGGATGGCGTGGCCGGCGACGGCCCCCTGCTTGCTGACGACCGCAATGCTTGAATTGGAGTCGGCAATATCGACCCAACCCGCGCCGACGTCCTGGCTATACCAAATCTGCGCGTATTGAATCTGGGAATCATCGTTCGCGAGCTGCACCGAGAACGTGACCGTATACGTCCCCTCATACGCAAAAGTCAGCGCATTACTCGAAAGCGAAATGCCGTTACCATCAACAAACGTCCCGATGGAAACAACCGTAGGCGTATTGGCCGTCGCAACCTGGTCCGTCGTATCTTCGACCTGAGCCCAGTAACCAATCGTGCCGCCCGCGCCCGTTGCTCCGGTCGGGCCTGTGGCGCCGGTGGCGCCGGTTGTGCCTACGCCAGTTGCGCCCGTAGCCCCCGTCGGGCCGGTCGCGCCTGTTGGGCCAGCTCCGCCTGTAGCTCCGGTCGGGCCAGTCGGGCCAGTCGCGCCAGTATCGCCGGCTCCAGTCGCGCCCGTGGCGCCGGTCGGGCCTGTGGCGCCTGTGGCGCCAGTGGGGCCTGTTGCGCCTGTATCGCCAGCTCCTGTGGGGCCCGTAGCGCCGGTATCGCCCGTGGGGCCCGTTGCCCCCGTGGCCCCGGTCGCACCTGCACCCGTCGCGCCTGTGGCGCCGGTGTCGCCCGTTGCCCCAGTCGCGCCTGTGCCCCCTGTCGGGCCAGTAGCACCTGTAGCACCGGCTCCGGTCGGGCCCGTGGCGCCTGTAGCGCCAGTCGCTCCGGCCTCGCCCGTGGCTCCGGTCGGGCCTGTCGGGCCAGTATCGCCAGCACCCGTGGCTCCGGTGGCTCCTGTCGGGCCTGTGGCGCCCGTGGGGCCGATATCACCGGTTGCGCCTGTCGCGCCGGTAATGCTCGCACCCGTAGCACCCGTAGCACCCGTAGCGCCTGTGGCTCCTGTGGGTCCATTTGCGCCCGCAGCACCTGTGGACCCTGTATCGCCAGTCGGTCCCGTCGCACCGGTAGCTCCGGTTGGTCCTGTAGCGCCATTCGTTCCGGCGGCGCCGGTTGCACCGGTTGCGCCCGTCGGGCCAGTCGCACCGGTCGCACCAGTCGCGCCGGCAGTTCCAGCCGTCCCCGTGGCGCCTGTTGCGCCAGTAGCGCCCGTCGCGCCAGCCGTCCCGGAGGTTCCCGTAGCGCCGGTCGCGCCAGTAACACCGGTCGCGCCGGTTGCGCCGGTAGCTCCATTTGTTCCTGCGGCTCCGGTTGCGCCCGTGGCGCCGGTCGGACCTGTGGCGCCGGTGGCGCCGTCGGTTCCTGTCGCGCCTGTTGCGCCCGTGGCGCCGGTAATACTTGCACCCGTCGCGCCTGTCGCACCCGTCGCGCCCGTGGCGCCAGCAACACCAGTCGCACCGGTCGGACCTGTGGCGCCTGTGGCTCCGGCAGGACCCGGCGCGCCGTTAAGGTTCACCGCCCATGAAGCGTAAGTCCCGGAGCCAACGGTCGAGGTAACATTAACCACCATGGCGCCGGTCCCGGAATTATAGGATGTGACCGTGCCGACCATGTAATTTGAGGAGTCATACGCAATCAGAACCTGTTGCGCGGCCGTATAGGCAAGACCGGTTCCGACTGTAAGGCTCTGTGAGCCTGTGCCGATTGTCAGCGAAGTTGTGCTGGTTGTAGGATAAACTGACCCTGGCGTTCCGGTTGTGCCCTGCGTCCCGGTAGAGACAATGTTGAATCCGGTGAAGCTGGACGTGGTTGTGTTGTTGTAGATGTAGGTAACAGTCATGTTCAGCAGATTTCCGCTGAACGCCTGAATGTAGCCCGAGAAGAAAACAGTGCCGCCAGAAGGCGGGCTCTGGGCGATCATTTGAATGTTTTGACCGACAACAAAAGCCGTCTGCGTCGGATCTTTGTTGACTGCAAGATTAGTCAGCGTGACAGGCGAAATGACTGCGGCATAGTTCGTCGGAACGCCGACAACACCCGCAGTCGTCGTGAAGTTTTCGTAGCCAATGCCTGTCGGACCCGTAGCGCCCGTTACGCCTGTAGGACCTGTGCTTCCCGTCGGACCTGTTGGCCCTGTCTCTCCGGTAGCTCCAGCGCCTGTTGGCCCTGTCGCGCCCGTTGAGCCTGTCGGGCCCGTAATACCCATTGCCCCGGAAGCAGTGATGTCAAACCCGGTGAAATTGGCAGTCGATGAGTTGTTGAACAGATAATTTACTGTGAAGTCGAGCGTCGTGCCGCTGAAGCCAGCAATATAGCCACCCAAAAACACCGTCGCGCCAGAAGGCGGACTTTGGGCGATCATTTGAATGTTCTGCCCAACGACAAATGCGGTTTGGCTTGGGTCTTTATTGACGGCGAAGCCCGTGAGCGTCACGGGCGGAGCGACAACGCCTATGTAATTTGTGCCAAGTCCGGTGATGCTGTTGATCGTGGAGAAGTCTTCATAACCGACCCCTGTCGGTCCTATGTCGCCCGTGGCGCCAGTGTCGCCCGTGGCTCCCGTAGCCCCCTCGAGCCCGGTCAGAGCAACAGCAGACGGCGAGAACGTCACTCCAGGGCCCTGATTCTGGTAATACGTCACCAGAACGTCCATGAAGATGCCGGTGTAATAGGTCACGCGACCAGTCAAAAACGCGTTGTAGTTGTAGGGATATACGATCCACCCGGGACCGCTTGCGGAGGCGTTGGTGGCCAAAACGGTGATCGTGCAAACACCCGTTCCGGTGTCGTGCGCGGTCACAACACCGTTGATCGTCGCGCCGAGAAACAGCTCAAGATAGTCGCCAACAATGATGTTGGACGACAATGTGCTGGCTGCAATCGTGAACGTCAGCGAGGAGCCAACAGACGGAGTTGAAACACTCGTCGTCACCGATGCAGTGGTTGTCGTCGTGATCGGCGTGACGCGAACATAGTCGCCAACCCGGAAGGCCGATTCTGTCGACTGAAGGTTGACAACAAGAGGAAGCGTTGTGGCTGCAGGATAGGCCGAAGAGTGAGCCGGGATCGTAAGTGTTGATCCCGACGTCTCCAGGCCCGAATAGCCCAAGCCCGTCGGCCCCGTAGCGCCCGTAGCGCCCGTAGCTCCGGTAACACCAACGCCCGTTGCGCCAGTCGGGCCTGTGGCGCCCGTTGCGCCGGCAGCTCCAGCCGTTCCAGTAGCGCCCGTCGGACCCGTAGCACCGGTCGCGCCAGCCGTTCCTGCCGTGCCTGTCGGGCCTGTCGCACCGGTCGCGCCTGTGGCTCCGGCAGCACCAGCCGTTCCTGTCGCACCCGTCGCGCCCGTAGCACCTGTCGCGCCAGCAGTTCCAGCCGTGCCCGTCGCTCCTGTCGCGCCCGTCGCGCCGGTGGCGCCTGCAGTGCCTGCAGTTCCAGTCGGGCCGGTAGCGCCTGTGGCGCCAGTAACGCCTGCTCCAGTTGCACCGGTGGCGCCCGTAGCTCCCGTGGCGCCGTTCGTGCCCGCCGCGCCTGTCGGGCCCGTCGCACCCGTTACGCCAGCACCTGTAGCGCCCGTGGCGCCTGTGACGCCCGTCGCGCCCGTCGCACCGGCTGTGCCAGCAGTCCCCGTGGGGCCTGTGGCGCCAGTGACACCGGTTGCGCCCGTCGCGCCGGCAGCGCCAGCCGACCCGGTCGGCCCTGTCGCGCCAGTCGCGCCAGCAGATCCCGCCGTGCCTGTCGCGCCTGTGACGCCTGTCGCGCCGGTAGCGCCGGTAGCGCCTGCGGCGCCGGCCGTTCCTGTGGCGCCTGTCGCGCCGGTAGCGCCTGCGGTGCCTGTTGCGCCTGTTGCGCCTGTCGGCCCTGTTGCGCCGGTGGCGCCGGCGGGTCCGGGCGCGCCGTTCAGATTGACAGCCCACGCCGCATAGGTTCCAGACCCGGCGACCGAAGTGATATTGGCGACAAGAGCGCCCGTTGTGGAATTGTAGGATGTGACGGTTCCGACCATGTAGTTGGAGCCGTCATAGGCGATGAGGATCTGCTGCGCGGACGTATATGCAAGCCCAGTCCCGACGGTCAGGCTCTTTGAACCAAGACCAACCGCCAGAGATGTCGAGCTCGTTGTCGCATACAGGGAGCCCGAGACGCCCGTCGCGCCCGTTGGGCCCGTCGCCCCCGTGGCGCCGGTTGCACCCGTCGCACCGGTTGCGCCAACAGAACCCGTCGCGCCTGTGGCGCCTGTAGCGCCAGTCGCGCCAACACCAGTGGCGCCTGTTACGCCAGTCGCACCGGTTGCGCCAACCGACCCCGTCGCGCCTGTAGCGCCCGTCGCGCCGGTGGCGCCAACACCTGTAGCGCCCGTGGCTCCGGTCGGGCCAGTGATTTGCGTTCCGAGTGCGCCGGCGTCGGTCCATGTCGAGCCGTCCCAGACCCACAGGTGGCCGGTATCGGACGTCACATATGCGTCGCCATTGTTGCCCGTATAGCTTGACGGATACCCCGGCAGCGCCGAAGCGGTGGCGACCGTGCCCAGATAATTGAAACCGCCGGCAGGGCCCGTCGGGCCGGTCGGCCCCGTTCCGCCAGTTGCGCCGCCAAGCGCGGCGATCTGCGATGAGGTGAGGCGGACTGACGTCCCCGCCTGAACAGCTTCAAGCTGCTCTTGGCCATTGAGCGCAATAGCCGCCGGCAAATTGGGGATCTGTTTGTTCGCCATTACAAAGGCCCTGTCTGCGGAATGTCGGTGTTATTATACGGCAATCCGGCATTTGCCGTAATCATTTTCGTCGTTGATGTCAGCAAAGAGGCCGCCGGCAGCACCGGATTCAACTGATATGTGAAGGCGGTCCCTGAAATAACGGTGATCGTGTAGAAGCCGTTCGCCGTGGGGGCGGACAACCCTTCAACAGATATCTGGGCGCCGGTCGAGAGATTATGCGCCGAAGAGCATGTCACTGTCGCAATTCCAGAGCCGTTGGACGCAACAGACAATACCGGCAATTGAACTGCATACGCAGTCGTGCCCTGCAGCGGCATCACCGCATTCTGATCAAGGCCGGGCTGCTCGCTCAAATCCGCGCGGGTCCCGCCAATTTCTTGCGTGACGCGCACCTGATCGTTCTGCGTGATTCGCGTATCGCCGCCAATAACCGGAAGGCCGGTGCGCGGGTCCGTCGTGTTGCCCTGCGTAATGCGAATATCGTCCGACGCCGCCTGGTAATCCTGCACGCGCGGATTGAGAATGGGCGTCGGATCTGCAGGAACAACAATTGCGCGCAGTTGCTGCTGAGGCGTGTCGTTGCATGTGTCGCAAACAAGAATGCGCTTGTTGATCAGGCTCGCGCCTGCCCAGTCAAATTGCCACGTCAGCCGGCTGTGGTTGTAAAGAAATCCGCATCGGTCGCATATGCCGAATGCCTGAGGATTTCGCGAACTGACCCGAGCGCGGCCATGGGGCCTCATCGCCAATATCCGCTAATCTGGGGCGAGATATACTGAGATGCTGTTTCGACGTTTTGCGTCGCTGCAATCTGATAAGCCTCGTCGGCCAAAGGCTTCATAAGCGCAACTTTCTCCGGCGCCCAGATAATCGCAAGACGCTCCGCAAGACCGTAGGCCATGGCCTCCAGCCATATTGGCGGGATGTCCAGCTCTTGCGTGCCAGTCAGGTTTGCGTCCTGCAAACGAAGGACAGCATAATAGTTGAGCGATGTCTGGCTTCCGTCCGGGACAGGCCAGAGATAGACGCTCGGATTTAGCTGGCGATCAAACCAAAAAGTTGTCGGGAAACCTTGCTGCGACTTGTTGGGGTAAGACGCATATTCTGTTCGGCTGATCGGAAGGATCACGCGATCAATCGTTGAAGATCCCGTCGTCGTGGAAATGTAGGCGTCAAGCATGACGACAACATTCGACGGCACCTGATAATTGGACTGGCCATCAACCAGCGGCACGGTCGTGAAAGACACCTGCCAAAGATTGACACCCTGATTGCTCCATCGCGTGAACATCATGTTCGTTGCGCTTCTCGCAACGTCCATGTGCTCCTGCAAAAGAGCGGTAGGTCGCACGCCTATTAGCTGATAGGCGTAAACCGTGAGCTCGCCGAGCGACGGATTGAAAGTGTATGTGCCGCTCGTGGCCATTGTCGTCCCTTAGTTAGATCGGGCCGTTGCTGTTCTGACGGAAGGTCGCAGAAATAGATCCGTTCCCGCTATTCAGCAAAACGCGAGCAAAGATCGGAGCCGCAGAGAATGTGCTGGACTTTGAGACGGTCTGACCGACGACGGTTGCATCCGTCGCAGGGATCCACGTCATAGAGCCAACCGCTACAGGATTTGTCGGGCTGTTCGGATCATCCATTGATGTCTGAACGGTGTAATTGACGGTGCCCGTGACCGTCACCTGAAGAGCCACGTCACCCGGAGCCCAATCGTCAAAACGAACAAGGCCGGTGGACTTTGCGCCAAGGGAGGCGTCTGACGCCGTGACAGTGATCGACTGCATTATCGCTTTCCTTTTACGTGCCCGGCTCGAGCAGCCGCAACATTGTCGACCAGATTCGGGTAAGGTCGACCGGCGGCGCGCGCCTTGGCTTTCGCCACCTTAACACCTTTCGCGCTCAAAGCCTTCTTCTTTGCCTCTTCAGGCGCATCTTTTTCCCAGAATGGCTTCGTCATCAGCAGTCCCATTTCCTGAGAGCTTTGTTGATACGGCTGTTCGGATCTGCAGCCGCAGCAGAGCCGGTGAGCTTGCGCTTCATGCCGGTCATTCTGGCGCAAAATGAACTGCGCCGGCCAGCGGCCTTGTCGCTCTTGGCAGCCTGCTCTTTCGACACAGGAGGCTTGAGGTTGTGGCCCTGAGCCTTAGCAGAGGCTCGCCCTTTGGCGTTCAAGCCACCCTCAGGATTTTTACCTTCCTTGCGTGTCCACGCGGGGCTCTTCGCCATTCCAGCCTCCAGGAAATTGGCGGGGCCGTCGCCCCGCCGCTTTTTTCAGTAGTGCGACGCCTTGCCGCGCGGCGTGCCGGCCTTGGCCGACGAGAAAACGCCACCGCCAGAAGCGCGCGCGGGCTTCTTGCCCTTCGCGGCCTCAGACATGACCTTGCCGCCCTTTTTCATGCAGCTTCCGCCCTTCTTGAAGCCGTCTGTCTTCTGGTCAGCTTCCTTGATGGTCGAAGCCGGTCCCTTATAAGCACCCATGATTGCCTCCTATTAGGCGTTCTCGGCCTGAATGTAACGAACGACGAGGGTCCCGACGCCTGTTCCCGTATTTGCCGAAAGCGCATAAAGGATCACATCGGATGTGCCGACGTTCGACCATTTGGCCGCTCGCGTGGCGTCCGTCCCCGGCGTCAGAGTGTTGATGCCAACAGCGCTGGCAGTGCCAGCAGACACAAGATCATTCGCAGACGTAGTCGTGCCAATGCTGATTGTGCCGGACGCGCCGCTCCAGCCAGCCGTGTTCAGCAACTGCGCCTGAACGATATGACTATTGGCCGGAAGGCAGATTGTTGTGGCTGTCGCCGATGTCGTGCCAGCCTGCGTAATATCCGCAGTCTGAACCATCACAACGAAGCCTACATTCCGAACGCTGCCGGCTGCTGTGCCGGTCGTATTCAGAACGTCGCCAGCCTTGATCGGGCCGGTAAACGTAGTTGTTCCCATAAGGTCCTCCTGCACAAGGTTAAATTACGTCGTCTGTGCAGCGTCCGCTTGGCCGGTCGACGTAATATATGCGCCAAGAAAAGCGGGGGCCGAAGCCCCCACAAATCAGGTCGGGAACGATCCGAAGATCGAACGCCAGTTGTAGTAGCCGAAGCTGTAGCGCTCGTAGCCCTTGACCAGCAGGTTGTCTGTGACGAAGTCGACCTGCATGTCTGTTTCGAACTTAACGCGCTCCATGTAGGAGAGGCCGTCAATGTTCGTGAGCAGGAACCACGCACGCGCAGACGTCAGATAGTCGTTGACCATGTAGCCTTCCGGCAGACCGCCGGCCGTCATCATGATCGCGTTCAAATCGTTATCTGCTGTGCCCGGACGCAGCTCCGTCTTCGTCAGACGGATCGCTGTCGGCTCAAGCGCGGCCGGAACAACAAGGCGACGACCACGGGCAAAAACCTTGAGGCCAGCCTGATCCTTGAAGTTCGTCCTGATCGCGATCATCGCGTTCAGCAGCGTCGATTCATTGAGATCAACATCAACCGCAGGACGGTTGGCGATTGTGCCGCCGTCAATCGGATGGTTCGTCGCAATGAGCGCAACGCCGTCGCCGCCGACCGAAGCATTATACGTCGTCGCCGTGTTGAGCACGTTGGCGCCGTAGATTTCCTTCGTCTGCTGGAACGATTCGACGAGGCCGAGGTTCGACGGCATAAACTGTGACTTATACAGGTTATCGTCGATGGCCTTGCGTGTGATCGCATAGCCAAGAGCAATTTCTGTGTGCTCCTGGTTGTAGACGTAACGCTCGCCGGCGCCGTTATCGAACGACGTCTGCGCGCCTTCCGTCTTCAACTGGGCAAGACCCAGGAAGCGCATCTCGGCTGTGCGCTCAAGCGCCATTTTCGAGTCGTGCTTCGTGAAAATCTTGTCATACTGCGACGGGATCTGCTCATACTTGCCTTCAATCCCACGGAGACCGGGGAGGAGAAGGTCTTTAATGGCGGAAAGATTAACAGCCATGGTCCCTTACTCCTTAGGCGATGCCAAGCGGGCCAGCACCGTTGGTGCGGCTTGAGGCGTTGTTGAAGGCGACGATCACGCGATTGAACTCCGACGCTGTGTCGGTGCCTTCGGAGCCCGGAGGCGAATCGATAAGGCCGACGACAATGAACGGATGCGTGACAGTTGTGGCGAGCGTGTCCTGATCAACAGTCATGCCCGAAATGCCAGTTGCGGTGTTGCCGCCAGCATTCGCGATGTTGATGTATTCGCCGATGTTAGCGATTGTGATCGCGGAGGTGCCGGTGGAGTCGGAGGACTGGACCTCAAACTGCATCTGCGGGTTGCTGTATAGATACGCCTCGACGCTGCCAGCGACGGCGTCAGCACCCGGCCAATAGCTCGACCAGACGGGACGCTTCTGCGACACCGACGTGTATTTGCAGCCCCAGAAGATGCCTTCGCAGCGAACCGTGCCGCCCGCCGCCATCACATCGATGTAGCCAGTCGTCAGCGGGATCGTCGCGTCACCGCGAAAAATCTGATTTGTGTTTGTCGAGGCAATCTGCCGCGTCGCAAGTTCGTAGGTCGGCGCAGCGCCGTTCCCACGATACGGGGTAAAACCGAAAGGCGCATTCGTATTCGCCATGACGGATTCTCCTTTTTACAGGAGGCTCATCATCGCGCGCCGGGGCGATATGTTAGCCGGGGAAGATACGCTCCACGCCGGGGGAGCTCGGGCCGCATGCGGCTTGCCGGCATTATCTATAAACACGCCATAAAAGTAAAGAGGGGGCTTGACGCCCCCTCGATATGGTGCCTGCGGAGAGGATTGAACTCCCGACCTTCGGTTTACAAAACCGCTGCACTACCGCTGTGCTACACAGGCTTATTTTTCAGGGATCGGTATCGCTTCATACGATTTGTTGATCTGCGGACGCGCTTTTGCGTGATCTCGCGTCATCGTCCCTTCCGGTGTGCCGGCGAGCTGCTGCTCCTTCGCCCGCACCTGCATTTTTGCCTTGCGAAGTTCGGCAGATTTGCGCTCCTCGATGATCTCCGTCGGGCACTGCATCAGGATCATGCCCTTGCGCAAGATTGGCCCGTTGAGATCGGTCGACGGCATCATGCTCGGATGACGATGCGCCATGACAGGCTCCCAGCCTTCACGCAAAAGCTGCGTGTGATAGACCGGATCCTCCATGTTGTGCGTCGAGTGGCGCTTCCACTCATACGTCCAGCCATCCGGGATCTCATCCGGCGGGACATAGAAGTCATCCGCCGCATCGACAACTTCGCCGAGGTGGTCGCGAAGCTCGGCCGCGCGGCGCGCGGCAGCCGCCCGCGAATCTTCCTCGCGAGCCGGTGGGCGAAGCGCAGGACGCTCAACAACAGGAGCTTCATCAATCTGCTTGGCTGCAGCGGCGAAGCGACCGGCTCTGGGGGTGCGTGTCGTGTTCATGTTTTCCATCCTTAGTGACCGTAGCGGCCCTCTTCTTTGAGCAGCGCTTTATTGCGCGCATATTCTTCCACGGTCATGCCCAAGGACTTGGCAGTCTCAGCCTCTGCAGCCGAAAGACGCATGACATTGGAGCGCTGACCGCCCCGAGATACCGGCGCCGGAGGGGGTTGAACTGGCTTTCTGGGAGCCGCCGCAGCGGACATTGGGCTTTCCGCTGTGGTGCGCGTGCTGGCCTCGTCAGCATTCCGCCGGATCCCAAGACGCTGCTCAATAAACTGAAAATACTCAGCAGAGTCGGGCTCAATGCCATCGTCGATGGCGTCTTCATGCGCCCGAAACATCTTCCGGACGTCTCTTTCGGTACGCAAGTGATCGCGAGACTCGCGCAGCCACGCAGCAGACCGTGCGGAAACCTGACTTGCAAGCCTGTCGACAAGATCACCCTGCGGGATGACAGGCGGCGGGTTCCTTTCCGCCTCCTCCATCTGCGCCTTCATGGCTTTCTCGCCCCTTTTGAGCTCAGAAAGCTGATGCGCGCCGATGTTCATCTCTGCCTGAACCTCCGCCGCACGCGCGTAGTCCTGCGTGTTCATGGCGTCGGCATAAGCGGCCTTTAGCTGCTCGGTCCGCATCTTGAGGCTGTCAATTGCATTAAGGACGAGCTGATAATCGGACTCGCTCTTGTCCGCATTGGCCTTTTGAGCCTTGCTCTGGGCCTCAAGCGCGCGTCTTTCAGCCTCCAGACGGGCCTGTTTCTCCCTCTCAAGGCTCTTTTTGAGCTCAGAGATGCCTTCTTCGGGCGAAATCTCTGCTTTTTCTGCAGATTTTTCTTGCGCCTCGACCTCAGCGTCGCCGACTACGACCTCAGGAGCGGCTTTTTCGTCGTTTGATGCCGTTTCCAAGGCAACATCAATCCCTTTTTCTTCTTCAGACATATGATTCTCCTTACCAAACAGCGTCTGGCGACGGGACGCGCATCTTGATCTGCGTGTCGGAGAGCATTCGGCACAGCACGCCGTTCACCGTGATGCTCCACCCATCAGACGGACGATAGACAAGCCAGTCATGCAGCTTGAAACTGGTTTGATTGAACCATTCTCCGCTGTCATCCTGAAAGGCATGCGGGCCCATCTTCACAAGGAGACCAACCTTGCCCTGATATCTATCCTCGTTGATTGTCTGATCCGCCAAATACAGACCGCTTTTTGTCCTCTGCGGCCGGATATAAACGGCAACCAGAGCCTGAGTGTTAAATATCTCAATGTTTGAGATATCTCCGAGAGCATCCAGCAGTTTCTGCTTCGGGTCTTCGTCGTGTTCCATCGTCATTGCAGGCATTGTGTCCCCTTCCTTAGCGATACTTTTCCGACAATATGCGATCTGCCTCATCCATGAGATCAATTGCCGTCCTCAAGCCGGCAACCTTGCCGACCAAGCTCTTATAGTCCTCGAATGAATCGACAAATCCGTTGGCCATTTTTTCCAACACGTTCTCAATTTCAATCGAGACCAGTTCCCTCAACTCTTTCTGATACACAGCAACAGTTGTTAGCGCAGTCATATGTCCAGCCCCTTCAACTGGCCTTCCTTATGTAAGAGTGGGGGACAGCTCAAGGAAGGGGAAGCTGCCCCCCTTTCACGCGACTAGGCCGCGCGAACCTTTTTCGCCTTCGCGATATCTTCCTTCTGCAGGCGACC